GAGCGGTAAACCCTCTTATCGAAGACTTGAGAAGCCGTAAAGTAGCCACCGACTCGAAGATTGGCTGCTGCGCTAAGACTGATATTTCCAGTCGTGTTTGTGAGTGTGTATGCAGAACCGTTGACGTAGACAGAAAATACACCAGCACTACGCACCAAAACGAAATCAACAATTTGTCCGGCAAATGCAGCCCCAGTAAATCCAGTGATGGTTGCATTGGAGGCAACCCCTCCAATTGTCTTATCCAAGCCGTAAGCACCCGAAGATGTTGTCAGTCCAAAGTAGTTGTTTGCGTCTTCTACTACCGAAAATACGGCTTTAGCCGTTGCCTGTGAAATCTTGAACCGGCACCAGATTGAGAAGTCGCCCGTGCCAATGGCTTGTCCCGTCAGCGTCGAGGAAATCCGCGTGCTTGCCGTCGCCCCATCGAACGCCACAGCAGCGTAGTCGGAAGCGGCGGCGCGGATGGCGGAGGGGTTCTGGCCGGTGTAGGAGGTGAACGAGCCGGTGGCGGTGACAGCATCGCCCACAGCATCGCCAAGGGTTACGGCACCATTGCAAACAACAGCACCGGTAAAGGTGGCCGCACCAGTCACACCGAGAGTCGTGCCCACCGTAGCCGCTCCGGTAACTGTCACGCTGGCGAGAGTGGCTGCGGGACCAGACGCAAGCAGGTTATTCAGCGTGACCTTTTTGGTCGTGCCGGATGCGGCCATTGACGTATCGGAAACGTCAACAATGACAAGCGGGTCGTTTGCCGGATCGGCTCCGGTTCCAATGGATGCAAGTGCCGTGATCTTTGAGTCTGCCATGGTGTGAAAAGGTTAGTCTGTGATGAGTGAGAAAACGATCTTTGAGGTCCCGTCCTCTTGAAGGACAAGGAACCCGTCCTCCTGCAGCATGTTTCGAGCTGCTGGAGGATATGGGTCAACGGCCGACTCAGAGTCGGATACCAACGACAATGTGAGGTCGAGCGTCATTAAGCGCGGCCGAGGTAGGCAAGGCAACGTCCGCTTGCAAGCTGGAAGCTGGAAATGCGAGCTCGGATAATGGAGCCGGCAGGGAAACTATGAGCGGTCCACACACCAGAGATCCCAGTGCCAGCAATGCTGGTAAGCGTCGACGCTTCGGTAAATTGAATTGCGGTAAAGTTGCCGGTCTGCAGAGAGGTCCCAGAAACGGGAATGACCCCCTGAAAACCCATACTGTCTTGAACTGCGATGTCGGTTTGAACGGCCATAGTTTTGCTTTCGGTAAGGGGGCACCGGCCGGATTGCCGATGCCCCCGGGTTTGACTGCTTAACCTTTGCGGATCTTCGGTGCCAGGGCTCCCTGAATGAACAGGACGAGTTTGCCTCCTTCGGGGACGTTCGACGTGTTGAAGTTTTCGCGTTGGAGTTCCGCGGAAACCTCGGGACCAGAAACCAGCTTTGATTTGCCGGACTTGTCCACGACGATGGTGGTTGCGAGCCTCATGGGATTAGGCGGTGATGAGCACTTCGGCCTGATCGGTGTCACCGGCGGCGGCACCAAACATGATGTCGTAGGAGGCGTAGTGCGAGCGGCTCTGGCGGCTGTACCATACCGACAACAGCGCGGTCAGACCGTTGGCGGTCGTCACAGCGCGCTGCTCAATGAACTCACCGGCGATCATGCCAACCGGCAGACCAGCGGCGATGGCGATTGCGTCAGGGCCGCAGACGAAACCAGCGGTGTTGGCCGTAGCCGAGGTCCAGCGGTTGTTCTCGGCAATCACGTCGAAGCCGAATCGGCCGTTGTTGAGCGGGCCGTACCGGCTGTCCGGCATGGCCACGGTGCCAGCGGCGGCGGTGGTCAGACCACTGAACTGGATACGGGCAATGTGGGCACCGTCGAGGATCAAGTTCTTGCTGCGGTAGTTCTTGGCCAGCGCGAGGATCGACGGCAGGTCGGAGCTGTCGAAGTTGGCGGCAGTGCCAATGGTCGTCGCGGTGCCGAAGTTGCCGGTGGTGATGAGGGCGGTCAGCACGTCGCTGATTCCGTAGCTGAACAGGTCAGCGGAGCCAGCGGCCAAGTCGGCGAGGCTGAAGCCCTGATTGAGTTCAGCGTTCTGGATGCTGAAGGACTTGGTGATCTGGTTCACGGTCACCGAGGTAGCGGCCAGCGTGCTGTCGTCGTTGCTCTCGAAGTTGGTGGCGTTGGAGACCGCGGCAGAGCCGGTGGTGTACCGCTTGACGCGAACCGTTGCGCGGGGGCGCAAGTTGTCCAAGCCAACGTTGCGGGAGAACGCAGACACAAGGGCAAGGCGCTGCGGAGCAACCACCATGAGCGCGTCAGCGAGGTAATCGACAACCAGCGTGCTGGTGAACGTGTTGGTGTTCTGCGGCGCGTGGATCTGGGTCTGGCGCAGAAGCTCGGCGTGGTTCTCGATGAGGAACTGCCGGCGATTGGCACCAGCGGTCATCTTCTTGTGAGCCTCGAGGAGCGGGTTGCCGAGGTTCTCAATGCGCACCGGGGCGATGGGCTCCGGGGCAGGGGCGGCGGTGGGGGCCTTGGCGCTGATCGCGGCGGCGACGGCCTTGGCGACGATGGCCTCAATGTCGATGGCGGACGGGGCGGCAGGAGCCGGCGCAGCGGGAGCGGCCGGCACCACGGGATCGGGGGTCTTGTTTTCCATGTTGTGTGGTGGTTGTGATGTCGGCGCGGTGATCGCGCCATCGGCGGCAGCGGAAATGCTGCCGGTCGAAAGTTTGGGGAGAGACGCACGGAACCACGCACGAGCGGCGTTGGCTTCCATAGCTGGCTTCTCCTCGGAGATTTTGTCAGCCAGTCCGAAGGTGATGGCTTCGGAAGACGTGAACCACGTCTCAGCTTTCATTGCGGCCCGGATTGCCGAGGCGGTCTTGCCGGTCTTCTTTTCGTAGACGCCAGACAAGATCGCGGCGTGCTGGTCGAGGGCGTCGGCCATTTTCCGCATATCGTCGGACGTGCCAGCGGTGAGGCCCGACGGGTCGTGAATCATCATCAGAGCCGCGTCGGCGATCTCTACGGTGTCACCGGCCAGAGCAATGATCGAAGCGATAGAAGCAGCCACACCGACTACCTTGGTGGTCACGGCAGATTGCCGGCCGCGCAGCATGTTGTAGATCGCAAGGCCGTCCCAGACGTTACCTCCGGGGCTGTTGATCTCGACATTCAAGGGCCCGGGGCCGACGGCTTGAAGCGTATCAGCAAACGACTTAGCCGTGATGCCGGAATTGGAAAACCAGTCCTCGCCGATCTGGTCGAAGATGTGGATGGTCGCGGCCTCGGTGGCAGCGGCCCGGGGGCTGTAGGACAGCCAGTTGGTTACCTTGGTCATTTCTTCTTTCGTTTGCGTTTGGCCGATGCGGTGGGAGTCACCGACGGCGTGGGCGTCATCATTTCCTTGGGATCTTCGTCCTCCGGAACTTCGGCTTCGGCTTCCTCGACTTCAGCCGGGGCCGGCGCGATTGGGAGTTTCTGGGCTCGTGAGATTTCGGACACGTCGATGTCGTATTTCTCAGCAAGCTCGTGAATGAACTTGGCCTGCTGGGCCTTGGCCTCGAGGGCCGAACGCCAGTCAATGCCGCGGGCTCCGTAGACTTCGTCGTAGGTGGTCACACCGGCCTCGAGTTCAGCAAGCTGGGCGGCAGAGTTGCGGCCAACGTCAACATTCGGAGCCCGGGGGGCTTGGATTGCGACCTCGTACCAATCGTCTGGGGAGTCTTGAAGACTCGGATCCACGCGAATGGCGTAGTCCATGACGTATTCCCAGATGCGTCGGGCGGCAGACGCCATGACCATGTGACGGGACCGGAACCAGACGGCGGACATATCCAGCGCACCGCGGTAGACGGTGCCCTGCATGGATTCCGGATAGACCAAGACGTAAGGAATCCCAACGCCGGCGCAGACCTTTTCGGTCAATTGCCGCCAGTATTCCCTCATATTGACCGACGGGCGGTCGGAAACAAACTGCTCAAACTCGTCGCCCGACTTCATCACCTTCACAGAACCGCCGAACACGGCCTCGTAGTAGCTCTGCGCGTTGCCCTGATTGGCTCCGGCACCGGAACGCAGACTGGTTGCCTGCACCTCGCCGGAGGATGTCTTGACCACTTGGGCGACACTGGACGCCAGCTTGCACGATTCCATCTCCAGCTTTTGGAGATCGTCGAGGTCGTGCAGGTCATTGATGACGCACGCCACAAACGGCAGTCCGCGAAGCTGGTTTGACCGCTGGGGCTCGTAGATGTGAACGATGGAGTCAGCGTTGACCGGCCGGATGTCGGTCAATTCGCCCTGCTTGCGCTCTTGGCCGACGTAGAAAGACAAGGCACGGCCAGTTTTCAGGTCAAAACGCACACCGTCGAAGATGTCGGCGGTGTTCTCTTGGCCGGTCGGGGTGGCAATCTGCTGCGGCTCAATCATCTGGAGCCGGGGCCGGCCGGTGTCACCCTTGGTCAACAGCAAGAAACTCTCACCATCGTAAAACCATCCCCGGGAAGCCAAGCCCATGAGGGTTCCAAACGATTGCCGGGATCCGATGTCCGGGTAGCGGCACCAAGTGTCCCACCACTTCTTTGCCCGCATATTCCAGTCCGGATCCGAGGATGCCGGCTGGACTGAAAAGCTGGATCCGACCGTGTAGGACTCGAACAGGTCGCCCAGGCGGTTCATCACCGCATTGTTCTGCTCAAAGAATCGGGACTTTCGGACAAGTGCTTGCCGGGTCCATGAGGAAACATCGAAGCGAGACGACGTGTAGGACGTGTCCAGATAGGAACGGCGCAGACTGTTGCCTGCTCCCTCGTATTTATCAACAGGGGCCGACCGGAACCGAGACAAGATGGAATCAAAAAGTCCCATTTTAGCTCATCTGGTTCCCGATGTAGGGCTCCCGGCGTAATTGCGAGAAGTCCCCAGTGTAGGACGTAGTGGCAATGAGTACCGCGGCCAGCATCTTGTTGTAGATCTGGGTGTCGGTAGGGCTGGCAACACCGGAAATGCTAAGCAATTCGACGGCGTATTCGTAATCCGCAATGAGGCTTTCCCACATTTCCACCATTTCGGACGGGGTGGGGGCACCTTTGCCGGGCTCGGCAAACTCAACCGATACATCCGAGGATGAAGTCGAACGGACAACCTGCCCGGATTCAATGACGGTAGCCGCGGCAATGACCTTTGCAGTCAGGGCAGCAAACAGAGTCACGCCTCCCAGTGTCGAATAGACAGAGCGGAGGTAGGCTCGCTTGATAGCCACCGTGAATGTGAACATTCCGGTGAGACACTGGACGATCAGTCCGCCACTTCAAGCGGTTAGTAAAACTCAGCCACCGGTCTCGGTTACCATGTCATTCCAGAGCATCACCATGGCAAGTTGCATGATTTCGCAGTCGTGAAGATGGTCTGGCCACTTCTGATTCCGTTTAACCCAAACGTGTTTGATCCGGCCGGCACGATTTGCCTGTGGGCGCAGGATGTGTGAGTCAAGGTGACGCCAGTAAAGGTCTGGGTCGGCGACGTAAGCACCTTCGGCCTGGACGTTTGGGGGGCTTTGATGGACGCCCCAGTCCCGGTCAATGTCTCCCTTGCGGAGTCTCGAGAGCATATCCCGAAGGTGCTCGGTATCGAACACTAGGAGGGGTTGCACCACGTCAGTCCTCATCGAGGAAGAAGTCGACAGGCCGAACGGGTGAACGGCTCCGGACTTGGCTGTGAAACGGGCACCAGTCTCGCGGCCTTTCAATGGCATCCATCCAATGATTGCCGGTTTCCGAAGTCCTCCCTCTGGTGGAAAGCGGAGTCCACAGGGGTAATTCACTGGGTTGCCGGTCACCTCGGAATACGAGGCGCACGCATCGTAGACGGCCTGCGTGTTAAATCCGGAATCAATGCCAACATCCATGTCGTGGACCTCGAGGGCCACTTGCACCCGTCGGAGGGCGGCAAAGTCGTCTGCATGGCCGGCTGCAATCAGCGTGCTGTTGCCGTCCTTCCATTCGCGGCACACCCACCACAAGAAAGGCGCGACGGCCTGCACGTCTGCCGTGAGGTATCGGCGACCACCATCGACATTAACCGGTGCCGCGGTCTCTTTGCGGTCTTGCTGGATGTCTTGCTGCTCCCACGGCTCGGCAAGGTTGCCGTTGATAAAGCCCTGAAGGCCGGCCATCGACCCCTTGGCCTCGAGGAATGAAACGGCAAGGTGGCCCCATGTGCATTTGCGATCCGGGCTGTAGAGGCTGCTCAGATGGTAGGACCGAACTCCGGGCATGGCGTTAGGGTTCTCTGGTCTCCATTGGCCATGTCGGAGCGCGGCGACCTTGTGCGCGTCGGTGATTTTGCCAGCGCATAGCTGGCAAACGTAATGGGCAGAGGCTCGGATCTTCCCGAGGTCGTGCTTGCCGTCTTCCCCTCGAGCATCGTCCCAAGTGACTTGCCTCCATTCCAGTTTGATGAACTCCCGGCAATGGGGGCACGGTAGGTAAAACCGGCGCTGGTCCCCGCGAAGGAACCGTTGCCAGATCCGACCTTCAACCACGGTTGGCGTCGAGGTCATGAACGCCTTCGAGCTGGAGAATGACTTGAGGCGCTGTTCAGCTAGATCCAAGGCATCGGCCTCCTTGGCCGTGGCCTCGGCGAACTTGTCCACCTCGTCGGCAATGAGCACCCGGACGGGTCGGCTGGCTAGGTTGGCCGGTGAGTTTGACCCCACGAACGTCAGCGTCGATCGGTCAAAGAATTGTTCGAGGTGGGTGAGCTTGTCCCGATCCATTGGGAAGTGCGCGACAATGGCCGGGCAGTCTTCCAACATTGGCATCCATCGAGACTTGGAGAACGACCGTGCCAAACTCTCGGTCGGCATGAGCCACAGGGCCGGACTCGGCTCGTTGTCGATGAGCCACGCAAGGCCGGCCATCAGTGTGGTTGTTTTGCTGGTCTGCGATCCCCAGCAAAGCGTCATTTCCGACACGCTGGAGTCCTTCCAACATTCGAGTGGCTCTCTTGTGTAGGGCCGGACCGAGGTGGAGAACGGCCCCGGGTGCTCGGTCTGGCGGGCGGTCAGCTTGAGATTCTCCTCGGCCCAATCAACGACCGTCTGCTGTGGGGTCGGCCTGTAGAGGTTGCGGCGGTAGTCCAAGAGGGAACGCTCGAGGTCGGTCAGGATTTCCATGGGTCGGTGTTGTGAAGGGTCTTGAGCGCCACCTCTTGAACCCACCGGTTCAACTCGCGTTCAGCGTGCTCTGGGTCGTGAGGGGCGATCCGGCCGGCCAGTTGCTTCGGCATGGACTTCAGCAGGCTGGCAACGGAACCGTCGTGCTCCTGCATTACCCGGCGCACCCAATCGCCCGAAACAAGTGTCCGCTCACGTTCTGACAAGGTGAGCACCTCCTCGCGTGCCTGGGTGAGGTTACGGGCAGCTTGGGCATGGATGGAGACCAGTCGGCCTGCATCGGATTGTCCCTTCTCCAATGCGCGGACGGTCAGCTTGTAGGCTTCACGTTCAATCTGCCGCTGCCGCTCGTAGGCTCCCTGCGGGGTGTCTGCTGTGACCGTAGTTGAATCCGTTGGAGCCCGGGCCTCTGGTGGTCGGTACGGTCCCGGATCGGTCGATGATCCCGAAACAGATTTCGGGATGATGCTGGAACGCTTCTGTGCTGACATTCCACGCCAACCGTCTGCGGCCTCGGGGCTGTCGAGTGGCATACCGGCTTTGACCAACTGGGAAACCCTTCCCTTGGTCAGACCAGAGTGGCGGACGTAATCGCTCTGCGTCATCGGAGTGATTCCGGCAGTTTGCTTGGATCCAATTCCATGATGTCCCGGATACCTTTGGCGATCGCGTTCCGCCGTGGATCCCGGGGATGAGCGTCCGTTGTTTGGCTTTGGGCAAATTGTTCCGGGGTCATGGTGCCAGCACGAATCCGAGCCATGGCCCAGCGAATCAAATGGTGGCCGTAGTTCAACATTAGGTAATCGGCAGAAACACTGATTTGCATATTGTTGTTTATGGCAATAAACTTGGTTTAAGCACAGATATTGAATGGGGTCTCGCGTTCACC